GATCAAATACGAATCAGAACAAGCCGAACTGGCAAAGCTCCGCGCAGAAGCTGCCGAACGCGAGCAGAAAGAGCGCGAAGCCCAGGCCGAGCGAGACCGTATCGCTGCCGAGGAAAAGGCCAAGGCAGATCAGGCAGAGCGTGAACGCCAAGCCGCCGAGACTGCCAGGATTGCCGCAGAACAAAAGGCAGCACGCGAACAGGCAGAAGCCGATGCAAAGGCCAAGCGAGAAATCGAAGCGGCAGAGCGTCAGGCGCTGGAATCAAAGCTGGCCGCCGAACGTGCCGAGAATGCCCGCCTTGAAGCCGTGAAGCGCGAGGAGCAGGCCAAGGCGGATGCTGCCGCACAAGCTGAACGCGCCGCCAAAGAAACAGCCGAGCGCATCGCTCGCGAGCAAGCCGCACAAGCAAAGCGAATTGCCGACGAACAGGCCGCACGCGACCGCGATACAAAGCACAAGAAGGCGATCAACAACGCTGCCGTTGACGCCCTGATCGAAGGCGGAATCGACGAAGCAACGGCCAAGAAAGTCGTCACACTCATTGCTAAAAAACAGGTGCCATATGTCGCAATCTCGTATTGAAGAAAAAGGCGTGATCATCGTTCAAGATGAGCGCAAGCATACGGCAATTCCAGCTGCGGGCATGCAGGCATCAAATCCAAGCCAGCTTATTGCACTGGCAATACAAAAAGACTTCGACGTTGACCGCCTGCGCGAGCTGATGACGCTTGAGCGTGAGTGGCGTGCTGACCAGGCAAAGGCTGCATACGCCGAAGCTATGGCGGAGTTCGGTGTTATCAAGCAGACGATTGGGCATAACCGCAGTGGTGTTGCAGCAGGCGGCGCCAAGTTCAGTTACTCGGATTTTCCAACGCTGGCAAGCGCGGTAACGCCGTGGCTGGCAAAGTGCGGGCTTTCGTTTTCGCATCGCAAAGACGTTCCGGTAGTTGGCGAAAACGGCAAAGTTATCTCGGTGATGGTTTACTGCAAAGTCATGCACAAGGCCGGACATTTCGAGGAGGCCAGCTTTTTCGCAATGCCTGACATGCGCCTTGACGGCAAGCTGTCGCCGTCTCAGCTGATACAGCTGGCGATTACCTACGGTAAGCGGCAGACGCTGTGCGAGCTGCTGGGCATTGCCACTAGCGAGGATGTGGACGATAGCGACTCGCAGGCGGTAGAAGTCAGCAGGCCGCAGATAAAGCAGAAGCTTACTGATGCGCGGCTAACCAATGCCATCGCATCAATCAAAGCCGGCACGTTCTCGCTGGCGCAGATGGATGGCTTCGACTTGACCATAGAACAAAAAGCACGCCTAGCCAAAGAACTGGAGCCGCAAGCATGATTCTGTTTCATCCGTCGTCACTCAGCAAAATCATGACTAATGCAAAATCGCAGAAGCCGGCCGATCTGTCGGTGGGCGCGATGACGTATTGCAGGCAGCTGGCGAAGGAACACGTTTATGGGTTCCGTCAGCACGTCAGCACGAAGCAGATGGAAAAAGGCATCGTTTGCGAGGATCAATCAATAGCGCTGTACAACGAAGTGTTTTTCACCAATCTGGTTAAGAACACCGAGCGGCGATCCAATGATTACCTGACCGGCGAAATCGACGTCACGACCGGAAGCAAGGTCGTCGATATTAAATCAAGCTGGTCTCTGGCCACGTTCCCTTGCGTCAAGTCGGATGCGTACGACGCTGACTATGAGTGGCAGGGGCGCGGCTACATGATGCTGTGGGATTTGCCAATCTTCGAGCTGGCGTTCTGCATGGTATCGACTCCGGAGCATCTTATCGGGTACGAAGATCCTGGCGCTCACATCGTTGACCATATCGACCCATCGTTGCGCGTAACGACTGTCGAGTATCCGCGCGACATGGAAAAGGAGGAGCTGATCAAAATCAAAGTCACGTCAGCTCGCAAGTACATTGACGAAATCATCGACCAAATCACGCGCGATCACTCGGGGGTAGTATGAATTTCAAGGAACTGGTACGGATAGGACGCGATGCAGTCACTCGCTACACGACGGCAGGAAAATCTGTGACGGGATTCGCCGCCGCATTCGACAACGGATGGGGCGACAAAAAGCAAACTGTGTGGCTGGATTGCAGCGCATGGGGAGATCGTTGGGAAAAGGTGGCGCCGTATCTCGTCAAGGGTGCGCAGATTGTTGTCGCTGGCAATATCGGCACTCGCGAGCACGAGGGCAAAACCTACATCACGCTGGACGTGCAAGATGTGAAACTGTGCGGGCCGAAGCCTGACAATGCAGCGCCACAACAGCAGCGCGCACCGCAGCAGGATCGGCATAAAGAGCCGCACAGAACGCCGGCTATGGATGCCTTCGGAGACACTGAAATCCCTTTTAATTGAGTCCCATTTTAATTCATTGTACACTGCCGGGACATTAACAATAGGCGGAGAATGTCAATGAAGAAGTGCTTTAAGTGTGGAGAAGAAAAGCCTATAGATGAATTCTATAGGCATAGCGGGAAGAGCGACGGAAGAATGGGGAAGTGCAAGGGTTGCACAAAAAACGATGTGCGCATTAATTACAGAAAAAACATTGATCACTATAGGAATTATGACAAGGACAGAGCAATGCGGCCAGATAGGGTTGCTATGCGCTCTGAATATCAGAAAACCGAGCAAGGGAAAGAATCGGTTAGAAAATCAAAAGAAAAATGGGACATAAAAAATCCCAAGAAGAAATGGTGCGCCACATCAATAGGCAATGCCGTTAGAGATAAAAAAATAACCAAGCCAACATTGTGCAGTAAATGCAGCAAAAAACCAAAAAGATTACATGGCCATCATGATGATTATGATAGGCCGCTTGATGTCAGGTGGCTTTGTCCTGCATGCCATATATCGTGGCACAGAGAAAATGGAGAGGGGTTAAATGCCTAACATATACAAATACATGCATAACGTGGTGTGACGTGAGCGACTGGCCGCACATCGTGAACTCTGAACCAACCTGGCTTGCGTTCGTCGCCAAGGCTCGCAAGGTTTACGACGAATGCAAATACGCGACATGGGGCGAGCCACGGATCGGCGAGAATCGCAGCCTGACGCAATCTGCGCTTATGCATGTGTGGCTGACAGAGTGCGCGGCGCATTACCTGAGCAAGACCAAAAAGCAGGTGACGCCGACTGATCTCGAAGGAATGAAGCGGGCAGCAAAGGCGCGATTCTATACCGAGAAGAGGCAGCCGTGGATGATCCACGAGATATACAACCCGTTCACGGATGAGCGAAAAAAGGATTACACGAGTTCGGCGCAATGGAAAACTGGTGAAATGTTCATGTTTTTGGAATGGCTGCAGCTGGCCGCTGCGAATGATGGCTTTGTGCTGGAGTCGATAGGCGAGTTCAATAAATTACAAAAGCAAGCGGGGCAATAACATGGATAAAAACGCACTGTTCCACGAGCCAATAAGCCAGTTCTCGCTGTCGCAATCGTACTCTGAAAAGCGCGAGCTGTCGGCTCTGTACGAAATCGAGACGCAGAAGTATCTTAATGCGGGCGGCGTTATTGAGCTGGTGACGGGGCCGACGCTGGCGCAGCTCAAGCTGTCGTACAACAACATCCCGGTGACTGATCCGGCCCGTCAGAAGCGGGTGCACAAGGCGTCTGAGCACTACGGACTGAACAAGGAGCTGGCGCGGGAGCAGGGCCGCGCCACGTTCGTCGGTGCGCAGTGCAAGAAGTGCAGCGGCTATGATCGCTGGGTGAAGAACGGAGGGTGCATAGTTTGCAAGCCATCTGGCGGAACCGAGTTTTCGAACATACGCAAGCGGGCCGGCGAGGCGAAGAAGCATGCCGAAGTCAACGATCTGCCGACGTACAACGGCCTGCCCTGCGGCAAGTGTGGCGCGACACTCAGGGAAACCTACCACGGCGACTGCGTTGCATGCATTCGCGAAACGAAGCAATCACTGGTGAGAGCCAGAAACGCGAGGCGGAAAAATGAACCGAAGCCCGAGTGATGCCATTTTCGATGCGTGTGCGATTTTGTTCGTTGTAGCCACCGTTGCGTGGCTCTGGATACTGGTGACGTTTTATGGATGATGACCCGAACGAGCTGATGGGCGGCGCACTGATGCCGGTGGCGTGCTGTGTGGCGATGTGGTTTCTGATCGCTCTGGCGGCGTGGTGGTTTTATGGGTGAGTGGAAATCGATGGACTCCGCGCCGCGCGATCGCCGCGTGATCGTCTGGACTGGGCAGGAAATCTACTGCGCGCACTGGTCGCAGAACCCCATTACCGGGGATGAGGCGTGGATCATTGCCGAGTTTGGCGACGAAGGCGACCAGCTGCTGGTCCGGCCCGAATTGTGGTGCGAGCCGCCCACGAAGCCGAACAATATTTAGAGGTATCACAATGATCGACTTCGCATTCGGCAGTCACACGATAATTGGATATGAGGCCGGCGAGGAGATAGAGCTGACCGGTGTTCAGGTTGAGGATTTGATCGACGATAAGCCTGACCTCCCTGCCGAGTGCTGGAACGAATCGCCCATCGACGGCTACAAGGCCTTTGACGCGATCAAGGCGATGTGCGGTGGGTAAGATGCGAATAATACTGTTCGCGCTTGCGCTTATGTTCACGCCGCTTTTTTGGGCGTGCTTCAACATAATTGGCATCAGGATCGGGCTTGGCGAAATGTACAGAGAGTGCATAGCACACTACCGCAGCGGTGAACCTTGGGGCGCGTTTGATGGCTAAATTCATCGCAAAATGGCGAATCAATTGGCTGCGGGATAGGCTCAGAAAGCTAGATGAGGCTATTGCCAACATGCACTACGATGACCCTGCGTTTATGCACACCGCTTGTCGCCGGCTTGAGTTAAATTCAAAGTTAGTTTGGCTTGAGCGAAAATATGCCTAAGTGCAAGGTCTGCCGAGAGCCTGCCACGAAGCGATTCGGGTTAGTTTACGCCTGTGGGATAGACCATGCGGTAGAGTACGCCCAATCGAAGCGTGACAGGCTTCAGGCGAAGGAATCGGCAAGGCTGCACCAGATACGCAAAGAGGCGGTCAGGCCGCTGAAATGGTATGCGGATAAGGCGCAACAGTCGTGCAATCAATACGTGCGCGCCAGAGACAAGGATTTGCCGTGTATATCGTGTGGCTGCCACGAGTCTGCGCAATGGGATGCGGGTCATTTCAGGCCAGCCGGAATCAATTCGGCCTTGAAATACGATGAAAGCAATCTGGCCAAACAATGCTGTGTCTGCAACCGGCACAAATCAGGCAATCTGATCCACTACCGCGCCGCGCTCATCGAAAGAATTGGCGAACCCGCCGTGCTCGCGCTGGAGCAAAACAACGAAGTCCGCCGATACAGCAAAGAAGAGCTGATCGAGATCCGCCAGCACTACCAGCAGAAGCTGAAAGCGCTATCCGCCCCGTAGCCCGTAGTAGTCCCGCCCAGACTATCGGGCGGATTAGGTTATGCTCAGCACGCCGCCGTTGCTCCACACCCTGCCAGTGCCGCCAGGGTTCGATGTGGGCAAATTGCTGATGCGTAGATAACTCCCGGCTTCAGGATCAATGATTATTCCTGCGTTATTGCCCTCAATGTTCAGCGCACCCGTTGCGTTGCTAGCGAATATGCGCCCCATCTGTGCCGATGATGATGTAAACGTCAATATTGCAGCGCTTGCGCCCACCAAGTCCATATTGTTGAATTTAGGAGTCCATGAACCTGTGACATTTGATTGCCCGTACGTCCAGAAGGGTACGAACGTTTCCTGATAAACATCCATCAGTGGCGCATCGTCGCACTCTATTGTCTGGTCCATGCCGTACGTGGTCAGCCCGATGACGGTTACTGCCGAGTTTGTCAGCATGTCCACTGCAATTGCAGTTGCGGCATTGGCGGGATCAACTGTTACGCGAGCCCCAATAATTGCAATTGAGTACGCGCTGGATGTCTGGAAGGCGTACTGCACGCCCTCAACATGGGGCGACGAAAGAACATGCCCAAGCCCGACGATGTAAAAACCCTTGGTCGCATAGGTGCCAGACTCCGCGTTGCAGTTTGTCATCTGCACCGATTGACCGCCTATGTAAAAGCCCTCGGTCGTAAAGTCGAGTGCGCGAACTTCATTTACAACCGACATCTGCGCGCGGATCTGCACGGATCGCGGGAAATCCTGCACGTTTGATTTTCCGAAAGTGCAGAAAAAGCATTCGTCGAAATATATCCCGACTGTCGATGCGGTGTTGTCGCCGTTTATGATCAGGTTTTCTATCGTGACGTTTTGCACGCCGGTTCCAGAATATCCCGGCTGACTCGCATCGCCCCCCGTTGCGTTGTTCGATCCAGCGAAACCGTTGCAGCCGATGAAATTAAACTGCGGGAATTCGCCGCCAGATCCAATGACCCGAGTATTCGACGGAACATAAATCGGCGACGTGCAGCGATAAATACCGGGCGGGACTATCACATCTCTCAGCGTTGCAACGTCTGTCGTGGTGCCGTTAATGTACCGCTGCCAGTAGATAAACGCCTGCATTGCTGGGGCTTGGTTGCCAGTGTTGCCAGCTAAGAGCCCAAACGACTCGGCGTTGATTCTGCCATCGCCAACATCCAGTACCCAGCCTTTCCCATCGGCGCTGATGACCTGCCCGGCCCTCATCGCTGCGATGATTGCGGTTGTATTGTCTGCCGTCGGAGTGCCGCCCGTGGTGCCGTCGGTATGGAACTTGGCGCCGCCGCGATACGTGTTTGCATAAAACCCCAGCGTTTGCAGCTCACTGATGCCGGTCCAAGTACCCGTAACCAGTGCCGAAATAGAATCAACGCGGTGGGCGTCGAGTGCGATCTCTACCGTAGAAGACCCGTAGTCAACAGAAGCCGCGTCACCCCCAATGCTAGGCGTTTGCTGAAAAGTTATTGCAGTTGTGCCAATAACAATTGGGTCAGAAGTTACAACTGAAAACGCCTTGTTTCCGTTAACCGTGCCAGAGTTGACAATGATGATGGTGCCCTTAACCACATCGCGATTGCCGTCAAAATCATCGGTGCGAGTCCATGAGCTTGTACTGACTTCCCATATCCCATTGTCAACAGAATCCGTTTGGCTCCTGACAAGAACCCGGTCGCCGGTGACAACGGCCACGCCATCGATCGTCTGCTGGCCAGACAGCGTAATGTTTGCCGTAGTCGCCACTTTGCACGGTGCCTTTACAGCAACAGAAGTCGAGACGGAATTGATCACATCTTGTATCGTCGAAGCCATGCATTACTCCTAATCTTTTGGTGGGCCGAATATCAAAGTCAGTGGATTGACAGTCTCGCCTTCAATCATGGCGTCAAAGCCCGCTGTGGTTCGCTGCACCTGCCCTGCTGGGTAGTGCATCACAATGCCTGCAGTCTGGTTTAGCGCCTTCCAGAATGCTTCGTCAGCCTCTCCCTGCATGGCCTGCTTGCCAAGCTTGCCTACGGCCGAGAAGGCTTTTGTGCCGGCTGGGCCTTCGTACCCAAACAGACCGAATGCGGCAGATCCAACCTCACGGAAAAGAACCATCGACCCCATGATGTATGTGATCTGCTCTCGAGCCATGCGCTTCCACAATTCTTCGTCGTCTCCATCGCCACCGACAGCGGCCTGAATCAGATCGCGAATCATCGTTCCAAGTATAACTGGCACGGTGTAAAGCATCAGCATATCTGCCAGCCATACACCAACATCCCTTGGTCGCGTGAAGTCGGTCTTTTTGGTCTGGTTCACAGCCAAGTTGTAGGTCGTGTTGAAGTACGAATAGAAATTGGTGAACAGCTTCAGTGCAGGCGATCCGCGCTGTATCTGCGCGAGGTCTTTGGTCATGCCTGAACCTTGGGCATCAATCACAGCCTGGTCAGCCATGGCCACGGCCTTGGTGTCATCGAAACCTTCCGCCATGTACTTCTCGTAGGCGCCGATCCACGTTGGCAGATCTACCAAACGCTGCGTGCGGCTGATAAACCAGAAGTAGGAATCCATCAGCTTCGACGATCCGCCCTGTACGGTGTTTCTGATTTCATTGATCTCGCGCATCTGGGTTTTGGCGCGGAGTCGCATGAAGTCTGACTTTGAATCTACCCACTCGGCAACCTTATTCATTTCCGTTGGGGATGAAATAAACCTGCCGACTCCTTTGGCAAGCCATTTGTGGCCAATCCTGACGGCAGATTGAGTAAGGCCAAGCGGCTGCATCGCGGCAGTAGTCAGGTTCCACCCCATTGCGGCAATCGATACGCCGGCGCGGAGATGATTTAGCCCCTGCTCTACAGCGGTCTGTGCGCCAACCTCGCCAGCGGCGATATCCTGCAATGCGGCCGCAAGCTGTCGGTGAATGGCTGGGCCGTAGTGGTCATTGATAGCCCCCTGTATGCGCTTGTCACGCAACAGGCGATTGGCGTCCATGATCGCCTCGAAGTGGGTTACGTCGTGAATAACCTCGTTGACGTGCTCGAAGATGACTCCGATATCAAGGCGAACCGGATTCGTAACCTTGGCAGCACGCTCCTTGCGGAAACCGTGACTTGTCTGGCTGCGCACAGTGGCGCCGGCAAAGGCTCTCTCTGCCTGCTGCTTGGCATCCATGTATGCAGGCTGCCCACCCTTCTCGGTGTTGTACTTGGCTGGGTAATACCCACCGCGATAGGTTCCGAATTTCGTAACGATTGGCGTTGCTTCAACTTTAGACGGGATAATGCCGTCAACGCGCTTCGACAATCCAGATACTTCCGGCCAATACGAATCGATGTAATCCAGCGTACCCTGAACAAAATCCCAATCTTCTTTGGTCAGCTTGTTCAAAATGGCCTGAACTTGGCTCTCGCTCCAGCCGTAGCCGTCCATCAGCCGCTGCCGATTGCCGGCATTGCCCCAATTCAGCGCTACAGACAACTGGCCAACTTTTGTAAGCTGGTCGTTGATCTCCGGGATATATTCAGACTTGTAAATTCCCAGCTCAACATTTCCCATCGTCAACTTCGTGACTTTGGATTTGACCTGATTTTCCATTGTGGTGTACGGCTTGAACAGCTCGAACAGCTTTTCAGATGCAGCCTCGCGCATTACCGCTTCGGTATCTCCGGCAGCATTGATAGACCGAACAATGGTATCGAACAGCAGGCCGCCATCCTCCTTGTCCATCAGCTGGAGTATCGATGCCATCTTGCGGTGTGATGCAAAGAATCCGTCAATGAATCTAGCCGCCTTGTCCTGCGGCAATCCAGACTCAAGGCGAGACTTCTTCGATTCTGTCGCGTTATCGACGATGGTTTTTTGAATGTTGTTGGCAAGATCGTCGAACCGCATCTTATCTGCCAGCTTCATCAGCTTGTCCTTGTTGCGGGACATCTGATCGATGTGGCGAATGCCATCGATAACACCAACAAGCTCTTCGGCGGTCATGTCCTTGTACGGACGACGAAACGCTTCGTTCATCACCTCGATTGGTAGGCTGATAGGGATTCCTTGCTCCTCTTGCTCGCGGATAAATTCCGCCAGTGATTTCCTTACATCAACCGATTTCAGGCTGATATTGGTGAAGTCGAAGCGCTCAAGAATCTGATCGATCTGATCGAGGAAGTCGGTCTTGCCAAGACGCTGACGAACCTTCTTGTCCGTGAACTTGCGGGCAAACTGGACGCCTTTGTCCAGCCCCTCCTTCACGCGCATAGACTCGCGGTACAGCTCGATATTGAGCATTTGGCGCTGCTTGAAATATGCGGCCGCTTCGTAGTTCTGGTCTTCCAGATGCTTCATTGCATCCTTGCCGGACTTGCGCATGGCAGCGAGGTACACCGAAGGCTTCAGGTCGCGGTACTTCACCTGCGCTATCTGGCGCGAGGCGATGGTTTTCAGCAGTCGGACATCGGGCATGGCCCGCATCATCTTTACGCCAGATTGCCTTGCCTCTCACTGTTGGCGGGTCTGCTCTTTCAGGAATGTGGCCGCTTTGCGATGGAGATCGTTGATTGCCCT